GAGAACCTTGTCCCAGACCAGGAGCTTCGCGAAGTAGACCGCGACGCAATAGCCGATCAGCTTGTCCGGCTCGTACCAGTGTCCGATCTCGGCCTTGCGGTAGTCTGCATTCAGCTCGAGCTCGCGCTGCTGCACGGCGAGCTCGCGCGCGGCCAGGTCGGCCGCGGTCTTCTCCGCGCTGTTGTCGGACGTCAGCTTGGCCTGATAGGCCTGCACGGCTGCCTTGGCAAAAGGCCCGCCGAGCAGGCTTCCCAGCCAGCTCAGGACCATTGAGAAGATGGCCACGGCATCACCCCTGCGGCGCCGGATGCACGTCGACGACCATCGGCTGGCCGTCGACCTTCTGCGTGATCACCTGCGGCGGATTGGCCGTGGCCTTGCGCAGATAGTCGAACACGAGGCCGATGACGACCATGCCGACGGGCAGCGACCAGGCTGGTAGCTGTTCGGTCAGCGGCGTCCAGTTCTGGCCGGCGATCGAGGGCAGCGCCTGGTCATAGAGACCGACGATGATGCCGGAGACTGGCGTAGCCAAGGCCGTTGTACTGCTCGAGGAGCGTCAGCGTCCCCCCGACCGACCAGTGACGAACCACGGCACGCCTGTGCGCGCCGCCACAGCCACGTAGCGGGCCTTCGCCTTGGCCTCGACCAGGCGCTTCGCGACCAGGTTAAAATCGGGCGCGCGCGTCAGCTTGGCATGCGCCCAGCGGTCCGCGTTCGCCCTGCGGAGTGCAGAGAGATCGGTCATGATGTTTGCCTTTAGGGTGGTAGGAAAGCTCGCGAGCTAAGGCGAGAGGAATGCTCGCAGCGCTCCGGGCGCTGCCCTACCGACGCACAACCGAGTTAGCGGGTCTGACGAAGCCGATCGCCGCTAGACGTTATGCGCGTTGATTTCTCTTGATCTCGGACTGACGCGGTCAGCGCTCGGAAAGCCGAGGTGTCAGCCAGGGCTGCAAGGAACCACGTGGTAAACTCCCGGGCGCCCGCGCGAACCATATGGCGGCCATCGCCGTTCGCGTAAGCGGCCGTCGGCGGAAGAATTGCTTCAAGATGCAGCGCGGCGGCGAGGTCATTGACCCGTTGAGGGCACCATCGCGCGTAAGGAACGTCCGTCAAGATCGGAGACCCGCCGATATCGGCTAGATAGTCACGCGCCAGAGAGAGCTCTGTAGCATCGAGCGGGCACTGGCGCGCAGGCGGTGCGAAGACAAGATCGGTAGGCATGTCGTAGTAGGACCCCGGCGGAAAGAGCCAGTTGCCGGTCTCGACGCTTCGCCAGGTTTGAAAGCGGTTCGCAAACCCGGGAAACCACCATGCCTGCATTTCGTTCGGCAGGATTCCGATCAGGTCCGTCAAGGACCATAACAGCTCGCGTCTCAAAGCTTGCGACCATCCCTTGCGGTCCGGAGTCTTAACGATCTCCAGGGCCGAGCTGCTGCCCGTTGCGGCGTAATCATCCACCCCTGAATGGAAGAAGCTGACGGGCTCGTCATCACAATTGATGACCCACAGCCGCGGATGGAGGTACCATCGCTTGATCACCTCACGGATGAAATCGCCGGACGCGTTACCCGCAGAGGCCATGTTGAAAAGCCTCACACGATACTTGGCGTTGAACTCACGGACCTGGACATCATCAATCGCGTAAAGCCACACGGAATGACCCAGGATGATGATATCGGCCTTGCGCGCCTCCTCGATCGAGCGTCCGAGACCATGGAAATAGACATCTCGGTCTTGGATCTGCGGCCGCGGATAATTGCTGTAGGCCCTGTAAGCACCAAATTGCCCCGAACTCGAAGCATCAGGCAGCAAGTCCTGCGCTCTCCGCTCTGCCATGGCGAGGACCAGCAGCGCCGCAACGGCGATGGCGACCGCAGTCGACATTACAATCGCGATGTATGACCTTAAACCTCCCAAGACCCGCCGCTTTCTGCCCCACAATCATACCGGTGCATGAATCTATAGCGCAATCTCAGCGGTACGCAAGTACAGGTCGCAAGTAAGCTTCAAAGCATCCACTGCGCCACAATTGGTGCGAGCAGTTTCGCAACGACAGACTTGCCGGCATCGTTGAAATGCGTGCCGTCTTGCCGATAGGCATTGTCCAACGTATCCAGATCCGGACCGAGAACGATCCGAGCCTCCGGATCAACGAGCGCTCTTTGAGCCCCCCTTATCGCCGGTGAATTCGTCGGAAGGCCGCCCAAAACACGGGTTTCCAACGGCACGATGACCGGCGCGCGGATGCCCGCGGCCCGAAAGGCAGCGACTGGGCCACGCCGCACATTGGAGATATAGGCTGTCGCCGTCAGCTCCACGTGCTGAGAGTCTTCCTCTCCGTGCAGCCAGATGATGATCCCGACCGAAAGGTTGAGCGCCTTGATCTGCGAAATGATCGTCGTAACTCGACCATAGCAGTCCCCTCCCGGAGCCCACTCGGCCGAGTACGTCGCCGCAACGCTGATCGGGGCCAAAATGAGCTGCCCCCATCGCCTCGTGTCCGCGAGTTCGTCTGCCATCTGGGCAAAGAACGTACTGACCGAACCGGTGACACCAAGGAACGGTTCGGACGCAACGCTGATCGTGCCATCGTTGATGTTCAATTGCTTGAGCACGGAGGTGTTGCGGATCGCATAGAGCGTCGGTCCGAGCGCGTTCGTGCCCTGCGATTGGCCCAAGATGGGGATAACGCGGGTTGGCAGTTGCACAGCGCCCGGCATCACCTCACCTCGAGCAGCGCGCCGTGAACGGCGACGGGCTTGTTGTTGGCCGTGTTGAACTTGAGCACTGCGGTAGTCCCGCTAATCGCGATCGACGTGAATGGGGCCTCCGCGAGCAGGCGTCCCCTCCGGCCACGGCCGACGACCGTGAGCGGCACTGATGTGTAGTGAGCCGCACCATCAAGACTGACCGACGCCGCGAGGTCGGTATTTAGCGTGGGGTACGTATAGAACTGTATTTCGGCGACGCAGAAATCGGTCGATGTCGCTGCAACATCTCAACCCAGACAAATTCCCAGGCTGTGCTCGTATCCGTCGAGACGAGCGACAAAGGCTCCGATTGAGATGCGCTGGCGAAGCCGATCGCCAAGACCGTGCCATCCGATGACGACGAAGGTGCTGTGTGCTTCGCGCGCAAGGCGAACGAAACGACGGAACCACTATCCGCAAAGCCGGACTGGTTTGACGGGAAAATGATCGCCGACGCGATGGTGGTCGCCGATGCGAATTGCTGACCTGCATAGGCGGTAGTCGCCGCCGTTTTGACCGCAGCGCCCGAGTCCGGCACGCTGGTGATGCCATCGAACAGAGATGCAATCCCTCCATTGATGGTGAGATCGCCGATGGCCGCGCCCGCTCCGGTGGCAAGCTTCTGACTGTACTCAACGAGTACACGCGCTTTTGTCGCCGCCGCCGGAAGCGACAGCGGAGCCAGCACTGCTTCCGTATTCGGCACAGTCCCAGGCGGAAAGAGCTGCAATTCAGCGACTGTGAAGTTGCCGCTCGCGCCGGCCACGCTTTCCACCCATAGGTAATTCCAAGCGGTCGCCTGGTCACCGGACGTCAGCGTCGTTGCAACGGTCGACGATTTGCCGACAGTCGCAGTGGCGAGCAACAATCCGTCGGATGACGACGCCGGCGCCGTTTGCTTGGCTCGAAGATTGAGGGTCACGAGCGTGCTTGCCGTGTTGGCGCACTACCCCGATTGGTTCGACGGGTAGAACGTCGCCGCGGCGATCTGCTTCGGCGCACCGGTATAGTCTTTTCCGACATATTGCGTGGTCGCCGTCGCGCTGACCCCCGACGCCGTGTCGTTCTGGTTGGTCGCGCCGTCGAACGCCGCAGCCAAGCCGCCGCCGCTTGTATAGCCACCGATCGCGCTCCCGGCTGCCTGCGGGATCTGAGCCCCGAGCGCCATGGTCGGACTAATCTGACCGTTCATGATGTCGAGCGTGGCCGAGGTCGAGGCGCCGGCACTCATCTCCGCGGACGAAACGAAGCCGAATGCTTCGCCGCTCGGAAAGCGGACCGGCGCGCCGTAAGCCTTTGCTGCCGCCATCGCAGCAAATTCCGAGAGCGCACCGATGTTTTGCCTCGCTTCCGGCGCGCTTGCCAGATCTGATAAATTGTTCGCACTGGACAGATCACCCGAGCCGGGCTGTCCCACGATGTTAAAATTCCAACTCGCGAAGGCCCCTGCTCCGTTGGTCTTGTCGACCGCGATGGTCAGCGTGGTCCCGGCATAGGTTGCGACGCCTTCCATCCACTTGGCGGAATCGCTCGTCGCGCTGGCGCGCACGCGGGCACCGTTCTGATAGGCCAGCCCGGCTTGCGTGGCGAATGCCTTTGCGCCTGTGCCAAGGGCCAGCGACGTCGTCGAGGTACCGCCATAGGACGCGCCCTGCGGCCCTGTGTCACCGATGTCGCCCTTGGCCGCGAGCAGCTGCCAATAGATCGCATCCGGCGGGGCATGCCCGAACGCCGGCGTCGCACTGATCCAAACGTAGGACGAGCCAGACAACGCGACGACATCACCCTCAGAATAGGTCACGGCGTTGTCGTAGACGCCGCGGATCTTGAAGGCCTTGTAAATCCCCTGATAGACCCACCCCCCGCCTGCCTTCAGCCACAGCTTGCCGCTCGAGGCCTGGAAGGCGAACTGGTCGTCGTTGCCGAGCGACGGATCCGGCTCGATCAGTGCCGGCGCCACAAAAATATAGAAGCCGTCCGTGTTCAGCGCGGCCACTAAGGTTGACACGTCGGCCATCGCCTGGCCGCGGCAAAGCGCAGCGGCGATCGCTGCACGATCTTGTAGGATGTACCGGCTGCGACATCCGGATAGGGCCAGGGATCAATAACAAGGTGCCCTGTATCGGTCACATCTTCGATGATGACCGAGTGGCCGGTGATGACGATGTCGTCCCCGGCACGGGCATTGACCCCCGACCAGACTGTGCCGGTGCCGACGATCACAGTCGCGCCATTGGCGACCGCGACCGTTCCGGTCGAGTAGCTCGGAATTGGCAAGAGAACGTCTCCTAGCGCCGGAAATCTGTAAGGTAGGCTTGGCCGCCCACCAGCACGCAGTTCACTCCGTTCGCGAGTATGACGATCGCGAAGGTGTGGACACCGGCGGTCAAGCCCTCGATCGTATGTTCGCAAATGAACGGCGTCTGCAACATCCAGTTGTTATTTCCGATGGGGATCATGGTGAAGGTGAACGTCTTCACGACGCCACCGTCAACCAAGAATTGGATCTGCGGTTGCGGAAGCTGATTTGGATAATTGCCGGTGTTGGACCATTCATCCTCATATCGAACCGTGCAGCGGCCTGACTGAACATCGAACCCGGCACTCATTCGAGTGACATTGCGAGCAAAACTGGCGCCACCGAGATCAACGACCCCGGTATTGGACACCGCACCGTTGATAATGTTCTGCAGCGAAACGCCGCCAACAGCGAGCTGCGCCGTCGAGATCGAACCGGCCTGGATCTTGTCGGCCGTGATCGCGCCCGCCGCGATATTGACAGCCTGGATCGTGCCGGCCTGGATCATCGCGCCGGTGGTGGTGCCGTCGATCAGCATGTCGCCACGGATGCCGATCTTGGGCGAGCCTCCGATGGAGCCGATCGTAAAAATCGGAACCGGCGCGCCACCTGCCACGCCAGGCTTGGCGACCTGGAAAATATCGGCGATCACCGTGAAGGCCGACGCGCCAGGGCCGCCGTTCACCAGCTGATAGCCGGTGACGTAGTGATTGACGTCAAGCGTCAGCGCGTAGGACGCCGCAGCGTAACCATTGAGCGTCGCGATCGCCGTCGCGTTGGTCGTGATGGCGGCGTTGACGTTGCCAAAGCTCGCGGATACCTCGGTCTGATAGGTCGCGAAGGCTTCCTGGTCATCAACGACCACCTGCTGCAGCTCGGCGATCGCGGCCTTCGCGCCGCCGGCTTGCGCCACCAGCTCCGAGCGCAACTCTTTCTTGTCGAGCACATCACGCGCCGCCAGGTTCGAGCTAACGGCCGAGATCTGCTGCGTCACCTGCGAGACCGTGTTCGCGACCTGGTCCTGCAGCGTCGTGACCTGATACCTGATCCCGTCGATCAGAGACTGCAGCGCCACGGCCTGCGGAATGACCTCGATCGTCGGCGCGGTGACGCTGACGGTCGAGTATTGCCCCCTCACGCCTTTCGAATTGACCGCCTGCACCCGCAGGGTCAGCGCGGCCAAGGTGACGACGACGGCAAAACTGTTGCCAATCGCCTGATAGACGTTCTGCCAGGTGACGCCGTTGTCATAGGTGACATCGGCGATGTAGTAGACGACGTCGGCCGCGGGAAACCAGCTCGCCGACAGCCTCGGCTCGGCCGCGCCCTGCCCGAATGATGCATTGAGGCCGACGACCAGTGGCACCTTGTCGTTGGCCGGGAACTGCCCGACCGGTAGCACCGGCGGTATGCCGAGGTCAGTCGCATGAACGCGCTGATCGTCGACGACGAGCGAGAGCGTGCAGAGGTCACCATTCGGGACTCCATTGAGCACGACGCAGAGCTTCGACGACGAGACTCCTGTGCCCAGCTCGAATGACGGATCTTCGCCGCCATCCTCGCGGGCCAGCACGGCCGCGAGCGTCGTCGATTGCGCGCTTTCGGCTGACGCCAAGCTTCCCGCATCGAGCACGGCAATCGACGGATCCGCGCCCTCGCCCGCCAGCACGGGACCGTCCCGTTCGGCCGGCGCAGCCGGATATAGAACGGCCCCGCGTCCCAGACCGGCGCCGGATTGAGGGTCAGGCTATGGCCGGCCGCGGCGACCACAGCGCCGCCATAGCCATAGGCCTCCGGCAGCTCCGATTGCAGCCGCAGCACCGAGCCGAAGGTGATCGCACGCCCTTCGTACTCGGTCTGGATCTGGACGTTCTCGCGGCGATAGATCGACTGCAGGTAATAGAACGCGGCCTCGCGGAGGGCCTGCGCGCGATTGATGATGCCGTCGATGCGCTTGGTCTCGGCATTACCGGCGGTGAACGTCCCACTGTCCGGCGGATACTGCACGGACGCTGGCAGCCAGGTGGTCTCGTCGACATACTCGACCACGACCGCGTCGGGATCTTCATCGCCGAGCATCGTGAACGTCACTTGCGTGGAATCGCGCACGATCTCGCGATCGGTCAGCAACATGGTCGGAACGTCACGCCAATCGTCGCGCACGATCGAGACGGTATCGCCGAGCCAGAAGTGCCGCGCGCGCGCCGCGGTCAGGATCTTGTCGAGCGCGTCTGGCACGGCAACGGCCGTCGTGAAGCAATAATCGAACGTGTCGCCGCGGCTGTCGCAGCCGGCCGCGAAGTTCACCACGGCGTTGAAATCAACCTTGGCGATCGACAGCTGCGAGCCGTACTGGTCGTTGACGACGCCGTCGAGAAACGCCCATCCGTTGTTGCGCGTCGCCTGGGTGACAAAGGCGGAGCCATTCCAGACTGGCAGCTTGCGGGTGCCGAGGACGCCAAATTTGAACGATCCCTGCGTCGACTGCGAGGCCTTGATCCGGATCGCGATGGTCGAGACATCCGGGAAAGAGTTGCTGCCAGCCAGGAACGAGCGCAACCCCGCCCAGATCACGGCATTGCTGCCGTCCTGGCCGGCCAACTCGGCATCCTCGCGGCGGAAGCGCAACGCCCCGGCGCCACGTCGACCTTGACGCTGTCACGGACCGGCGACTGCGAATTGTAGGAGCGCTCGATATAGAACAGCTGCGCGTAGTCGCCGGTTTGCGCACCTGCATCGTCGCACGGCGCATATTCGCAGGTCATGCCGACCGTCGAATAGCCGTAGTTGCCATTGTCCTTGTTGTAGGTGAAGCAACCAGCTGGAAAGACAAAGTCGATCGCGATCGACTTCGCGAGCGTGCCGGCGGGATTGGCGACGAAGCCACCCAGCCAGGCGCCGGGCGAGCGATCGGACTCCCCGAAAGGACCGTCGCCGCGTCCAAAGCTGCCGCCGCTGGTACCGGAGCCGGACGGCAGCTGCTGACCCGTGACCTCGCTCGACTGATCGACATTGACCGGAAAAAGCGCGACGGTCTGGCCCGGCTCATAGAAGGCGATCTGGCAGTCAAAGCCAGGCTCGATCCCGGTACTCGCATGCCACAACAGCGTGTCGTCGACATAGAGCGCCTCGTAATCCATGCTGCCCATCGTCACCGAGAGCAGCACGTTCTCATACTGATCATTGCCGATGAACTCGCCCCAAGGCGTCGCCGCGAAATCAGGGAAGCGCTTCAGCCGGCCATACCAGACCGGCAGCGGCTGGCCGAGCCGTGCCGTGTTGCCCTGCGCCGCGACACTGTAAATCTGATCCTGCGTCGAGGTCGGCGTATTGGTCGCACCCTGCTTCGGCGCTGTCAGCGCATTGATCAGCAGCGCGCCACCAAGGCCGATCGTCGCGCCAAGCGCGGCCGCACCGAAGGTGCCGGCGCCGAACGCGGAGCCAAGCAGCGCTGCAGCGCCGCCGCCGGTCACGAAGGTGGCGAACGCCGCGACGGCCACAAGCGCGACCAGGCCGATCACCTGCTTAGCGCCGCCCTGCCCGTTGCCGCCGAGCGGATAGGACATGAAGCGCAGCTGCTCGCCGGGACGAATACGGCGCCGCCGCCAATCCTTGCGCAGCACCGCCTCGCCGTCGATCTCGCAAATGGTCGGCAGGCCCTTGCGGAATTGCCAGCCATACTGCCGATCGAGCGCCGCCCAGCCGGTGCGGCGCAGGAAGCCGGCGATCGTCTCGCGCGGCCGCGGCGCCTGGCGCGCGACCTCGAGCCCTGGCATCACCAGGTGCACGACCTCGCGGCGCTCGCGCGCAGGCCTCTGCCGCCGCGCGCGCGGCCGTGCCGGCGCCGCCGGGATCTCCGAAGGTTTTCGCGATGATCTTGCCATCACTCGTTCGGCTCGAAAAAGGTCAACCGCTTCCAGCCCATCTGGCGCAGCGACAGCGGCGCCTCACAGGCGACGCCCCTCGTGCTGTTGCAATGAATGATGCGCTGCTCTGGCTGCAGCCAGACGCCGATGTGCGCGGGAAACTTGAGGTGCGCCATCAGCACCAGCGCGCCGTCAGAGGCCGTGACGAGCCCACCCGGCCCCTCCGGCACCTCGTGCCAGCGGCCGCGCTCCTCATGCCGTCCGAACTCCTCGAGCACCCAGCGGCGCGAGAAGCCGTCCGGCACGGCTACGGATGGCAATACGCGGCTATATAGCTCGCGTTGCACATCGCAGGCGAAATCCCAGCAGTTGTGGGATTGCCAGGCCCAGGGCTCGCCGATCAGAAGGCCAAGGAACTTCGCACGCCGCTCTGCAGCCATATTTCCCGCTCTACGATTAGACGTCCAAATCTCGTTGGAGTTTCGACCGCATGGAAAACGACAAGAAATGCGAGCGATGCGGCACCAGGTTAAAGGTGGCGACGGTTCTCTCAACCGGCGTCCGCTTCTTGGAATGCCAAGCCTGCGATCGCTTCGAGTTGGATGAGCCGCTCAGGGCAACAAGCTCGGGAACTGCTGATAAGTGTAGTTCTTGGTGATGCGCGGGAAGCGCTTGTTCTGCAGGTTCTTCACCACCACGGTGCCGGTCAGCGTGGTCCCGGTCATCTGCACGCTGGTCAGCTCGAATTGCACGGGGCCATAGGCGGGCTCGGCAGATCGCTGCCGAGATATTCTCGATAGAGCACGTCGATATAAGCCCGCACGCCGAGCGCGGCGCGGATCTGCGGCACCAGCTCGCGCGCGACATTGTCGATCCAGATCTTGCAGGATGGCGGCTGCCCTTCGCGCTGCTCAGGATAATCGGCTCTGAACGGACACGCGATGAAGGTGACTATGCTGCCGCCATCGCGCGGCGCACCGGCCTCGATTCCGAACGTCATGTCATCGCCGACATTGGCGACGACGCGCGCAGCCTGCGCGAAGGACGGATGCCATACCTCCAGCGTTTGATAAATCCGCGCGCTCGGCGGACAGGAGGCGTAGGCCTCGAGGAGCGCTTCGGAATGAGTGGGCATGAGTTCTCCCGGTGAGGCCAACGGGGCCCGCCCCGGGGGTGGCAACGCGAGAGCCGGCCCATCGCCAAACGCGCGCGCAGACGATGGGCCGTCCCGGGTGGATGGCAGGAAGCCGGAGTCAAGCTATCCAGCCACAGACCGATAGTTCAAACAGTAGGCCGGGGGGTCGTTCCTGACGGTTCCCGCTAAGACCAGGGCTCGCCGAGCAATGGGCGAAGGAAGTCAACGCGCAACCGAGCAACCATTTGGCGGCTCGACGGTTTTAGTTCGGTCATGCAAAGCGTTACGGCTAACTACCATGCAAGAAGAAACGAAGAAATGCCCGCGATGCCGCGGCAACTTAGAGGTGGCGACGGTGCTCTCAAGCGGCACCCGAATTTGGCGATGCACGAGCTGCGACCGCATTGAATGGGAACCGCCACCTTAAGGCAACAGGCTCGGGAACTGCTGATAAGTGTAGTTCTTGGTGAGACGCGGAAACCGCTTGTTCTGCAGGTTCTTCACCACCACGGTGCCGGTCAGCGTGGGGCCCGACATCTGCACGCTCGTCAGTTCGAATTGCACCGGGCCATAGGCCGGCTCGGTCAGGTCGCTGCCGAGATACTCCCGATAAAGCACGTCGATATAGGCCCGCACGCCGAGCGCGGCGCGGATCTGCGGCACCAATTCGCGCGCTACATTGTCGATCGAGATCTTGCAGGAGGGCGGCTGCCCCTCGCGCTGCTCCGGATAGTCGGCCGTGAACAGGCATGCGATGAAGGTCACCATTGCACCGCCATCCCGCGGCGCACCGGCCTCGATTCCGAACGTCATGTCATCGCCGACATTGGCGACGACGCGCGCAGCCTGCGCGAACGACGGATGCCAGACCTCGAGCGTGTTATAGATGCGCGAGCTCGGCGGACAGGAGGCATAAGCCTCGAGGAGCGCTTCATTGTGGGTTGGCATGACTATCCTGCCCAGCCGAGGGCCAGATTCTCGGTGGAAGCTAAGGCTGCCCTAACCAGCGGGACGACGTCCGCCTTAGGACCGCGAGCCGGCCAGCGGGCTCATCGGCCTATTGGTCCGCCTTGGGGCCAAAAGCGACATTTGAAATGAAAGTGACCGAAAGCCGAGACCACCTATTTCGTCAAAACTGGAACCAAAACTGCCGCAGTGAAAATCGCAGAACAGCTCAGGAAGAGCAGAATGTTTGTCCCTTTCCAGGCGTTCAAACGGGCTCGCATATTGGCGGTCCAAATGCTGTAGCCGGTCGCGCGTAGTTGCTTGGCGACCCGCACGTTGCTCCACATTAGCCCGCACCAAGCGAACAGGGCGACAATCAAGAAAATGGTGTTCACATGAGCGCTCAAGCGAAACGATCCCTACATCTTACCAGCAGTCGTTAGCAAATTGAGATGCCGAAACATTCAAATTGAGGGCTTTCTGATGCGGCGGTCCAGCTCCGCTAAAGTACCGACCAGATGTCGCCTTTGGGTCATCAGCGTCGGTTGCGCCGCCTTGCCGGCATTTCCGCTCTACCCCTTGAAAGCCGACATTCGGATGATCGCCGGAGTTTGTCGGTGTGGGCCAAGAGCAGAAGTGCGTTTCGATGCTATTTGCTTCCCTTCAAATCACCGGATTGGTCGAAATCTACCGTGCTCAAGGTGTTGGCGAGTGTCGCTTTGTCGTGGTAGCGATCGCCGTCCAGCATCTTATCGCGGTATGCTGGCAACCACGGCAGCTTCGCCTCGATTCCGGTTGTGATCGGCTCGTCGGTGCTCTCAAACGTAATCTCGTTCCAGGAGACCTTTTGACCTAACGTCGCCTCAAGATCGTTCGGATTGACTTCGACTACGCTCTTCGGATCATTGACGTCGGTAAAGGTTACGAGATCGGGCAAGTCGGCGGAGCTTATTTGACGTGAACCTCGCATCTGAGCAATGCGCGGTATGTCGTCGATATAGTCAGGAGAGGGCGTCAATCCATATATATGACGCATCAATCCTACTCCTGGTCCTGCATCTCTTACCCAATGCGGTACATTCTCGTCTTTCTGGTGAAGATGACTTCCTAGTAACGCTATCAACGGCCTGGCCCCGGGACCAAGGTCTAAATACAACGCTTCACCAATTAGCTTGAACGTGACCCCCCTCGCTGGAATTGAGACTTTCTGATAGGTCACTTCGCCTACGGTCGACCCGCGCTTGACACCATTTTGCGCGTTGACCGCGAGCGTCAGTTTGTATCGATAACTTTCTTCCTTATCGCATCCCGCAAGCCCGAAGGTCAGCAACAACACGATAGTAAGGCGCGTAAAAAATGACGATATCATTGGCCTGAGCAATCTCGAACCTTTGGGGCAACAAATTGCACTGTATCGTCACTAGTTTGTTTTGGCCGAAAGCGTCAACCTCGAGCTCGCCAAATGGTCAATTATGCATGTCGGGGATGACTTCCGGTATGGGTCATTCGCTGCGGACCTGAGCCGGCCGCCAGGTCCTCCTATGGCCGCAAGCCTCTGAAAGCGGACACGATCCGTCCGTCATCACGCATGCTCGGTACCCTCGCAAACCGAGGAGAATGACCATGCCCGATGAGGACAGCCTCTGCACCCAAGCTCGCCGGACCCCCTGGAACAAGGGAAAGCTGATCGGAGCCAAACCTCCGCTGCGGCCAAACCAAGTTTGGTCGATCCGTACTCGGCTCCTGATCGAAAGACGGACCCGCGACCTTGCCCTTTTCAATCTTGCGATCGACAGCAAGTTGCGCGGTTGCGACATCGTTGCCTTGAGGGT